GAGTACAGCTCATACAAGGCACGCTTGAGTACGATCTCGCGGTTGATCTCCGTGTCCGGGTCGAACACCCCGCTGACTGCGATCACCTTCGCCTTCGCCCAGATAGCGGCTTTGGATAGAGCCCTGGAGGCGACATCATCGTCGCCCCCAGTGAGCATCTCATAGTTGTAACTCTGAAGTTCCGCCCTCAGATCAGCAACGCTCAAGGCCATGGTTATGACCGTACCGTTGCCCACAGGATGGCTTTCGGAGCGACCAGCGGGAGAGGTTTGCTCTCACTGACGATCTTGATTCCCGAGGGATCATCCATCTTGATCGGCTTGACGAAGATCGGCATCGGCTCGAGGTTGCTGTCCAGGTCATCGACCGCGTAGTAGCCGAGCATCGGAACGTCCTCCACCCAGGCGACCAGCTTACCGGCATCGACTTCACTTTTCACCACAGCTGTTCCGCCTGAGTTGCGGTCGCTGTAAGCTCCGTCATTGAGAGTGATCGAGAACCCGTTGACAGTGATGGTCTCACCGTCGATCTTCGCAACCGAGCGGGAGTCGTTCGGCAATGCTTCGACGAGATTGGCGAGATCTGTCCATGCGTCGATACCTGCCATGAACCCGATGTTCCCGGCATGCCCCTGTGCTCTGAGCTGAGCTCTCATTTCGATGAGCTGCTTCACGATCAGACCGATCTTGATGTCTGCTGCGTTCCAGAGTTTTGTCGGGGTGTATGAAAGAGTCGAACCGAAGTTGACCTTGTAGCGGGTGAACCCGTCCTCGGTCCTCATCTGGTAGTCGATCTTGCCCGTCAGAGCCTGGGCGCAGAGTGCGTCCCTGGTCTTCTGGGAGTCGGCGATCAGACCTCGGGTCACCCGGTCGATCTCCGCTTTTACCAGCGCCTGGCCTCGCATGCCCCCATCCCCGAGAAAGTTCTTCAGATCGTTCAGCCGCGCCCCGGTGAATCCGTCATGAAGGCGGATCGGCATGGGCTCGATCTTGCTCTGGGTGATCGAGGATCCTGCGGCATTGAGCGATGCTCCTCCCCGGGAGACTACAGGAACAGAACCGACAATTCTCTCGATATCGTTCAGGTCGGCATACGCTGACGCGTTGTTCTCCTTGCGGGCAAACACCCGGTCCACGATAACACTCTTGCGAGTGGGCATTCTTTCAATCACCCCTGCCATCCAGGATGGGGTCATGTACGATCGGATCAGCTGATATATGTCCATAAGGACCTCCTTATAATATACGTGTCAGGTGTGGATCCCTGCCCTCTTAGTAGAGGGCGTGGATATTCGCTTTCGCCAGGAGCTCGGCATCAGTGTTGCCTAGAGCAGCTCCTCCAACATTCACACGGTCGCGAACGACACAGCCGAACACGAGACAGGTTACGACATCGTCGATCGCTTCATCGTCATCGTTGAGCTCCGTGTTTGCGTACCTGGTGGCAACAGCCATGGGAACTCCTCGTGCAGCCACGACTGGAGCTCCAGAGTCGGAAGCAGGAGCCGCATCGAAGGTGACAGCCACAGCCCCGGTGATATAATTCACCGTTCCGGTCCCGTCACCATACAGACGCCCTGATCCGTCGTCCTGGAGGCTCTGATCTCCATGGGTTACCACCACAGTCGTGGGAGCGACAGGTCCGGGGAATCCCGCACCGGCATAGGTGTACGCCTTGTTCGTGTCGTTCACATCGCCAGCCATCTCCAGGTCTGCATATGCCGCATGGGGAATGCAGTCACCGTCAGAATTGCGCTGCAGCACGGTTCCCGCGACGATCACTCCGTTCTCAGTCTTAAGAGCGAGAGTCTTCACGATCGGCGTGATCCTGAGATCGATGACCTCTACATTCTCGATGGTCCTCTGATACACCTTTGCATCCATCTGTTTTTCTCCTTCCTATTAGCACTCGCTCTGCCCTAGAACTTCTGGGCAAGGCCGCTGTAGTCGATCACTTCCCCGCCCTTGTGGGTATCGGAGAAATCCATTTCCTGCTCAAGGTTCGCATTCGCCTTGGGGATCGCACTGAAGATGTCGATCAGGACATCGACCGGAGCCTTCTTCACGCTCTTGCCGTCATCACTGAAGTCGAAGTCTTCCACGTTACACAGCGAATCACTGAGCTCGAGCAGGCTTTCCATCCGTTCCTCCGGAACCAGGTTCCCTGCTGCAGCTTTCAGCTTGTCTCTCTTCCCTTCACGGAAGATCCTCTCAGCTCTCTCAAGCTTGGCCTTCTGCTGGTCGGAAAATTCTTTGTGCTCTTCCGGCCTCTTGTCTTTGCCTTCCATATATCCCTCCTGGTTTGTTCCGGGTCTTTCCGGAAGTTGTGCATATGTGAATGTCGAATCGCTGGTGACGTCCGACATATCGATAGACGATTCCTTGTTCAGCTCCCGGATGACCTTCAGATCCCGGATCTTCGGCGGGACTGCACCGAGAAACGCCAGGTGATGAATGTAGCGCTTACCGTCCGCACCGCGCATCGGCAGAGAGATGGACCAGCCGGTGTAGAACCCCTGATCGTATGCATCAGACAGGATCTCGTTCATCTGCACATCCCCCATCATCACCCCGTTCACTCCGTCGGGATCTTCAACAAGTTCCACTGACAGTATCGAACCGAATGAAGGGAACCAGTCTTCCTTGGCCATCTGGTGGCCGATCGAGACGGGCGCCGGTCCTTCGAATGTTTCCACCGCATCCCGCAGGTCCTGCAAGGTAAGCTCTGTTCCGTCAATGCCGAACTGACCGGTACGTGCAAGCTCGAGTCTTTTCAATGTTCCGTCCATAATCACCTCTCCCGTGTAATCTACCATCTTGCAGAAGAGTGGAATCAAAGAGGCTTGAAAGCATAGGTTGTACCGAATCATGCGATTCTGACCGATGACGGTTACGACAGGAACCCTGAAATGCTCTCAGAGGTGTTTACTGGGGTTGATAAACGGGGGTTTGGAGAAAAGTGGTAATATTCCTCGTCTTGTCTGCAAAAATGCCGTGAGGGGCGTTTTTCTGTTGAGACGACGAAACGCGCCCCGAAGAGCGCGCTTCATATAAAGAGCCGGTTACTTGAGAGGTTCGTCGACCTGACCACTTCGCCAGCAATGTTCAGGTACTTCCCGGGCCTTTCGTCCTGGTCACTTCGCTGAACATCTACAGTATCGGCTATTCGATCAGAGATGTCAATGTACGCCTCATAAGCTCTTCATCAGCCAGGTCCTTCCATGAAAGTGAAACAGTTTTTCCTTCCAGTGATACCTGGATCATAGCCAGCGACCTTCCATCTTTCTTCAATGAAACAATCCTGCTATTGATCGCTTTAATGAACGAGGAAATCTGATCAGCAGTCTTGAGTTCAATGAATACTCTCTGAGCCTGAAGAGAAGACACCCCTATATCTTTACTTATCTGTCTCACTGTTTTGCTTGATATGGTCTTGAACTCCCAGGATTCAGTTCCGTTTATCCAGGCATCGAACTGTTTGTTGCCGGGAAGTTTATCCGGAGATCTTAGTTCAACGAAGTATCCTCCTTCTGCCAAGATCTTTCCAGTGCTCAGATTTTGAGTGAATTCAGTTTCTTTCTCAAGGGAAAGAGGATATCGCAAACCACCATGCTCGGTATCGATTATCTTCCAGCCGTCCCTCGGTACTTTGAAATCCTTACAGACAGTCTCTCCTGCAACACCGTTTAATTCTTCCTGGATCATCGCTCGGTTGATCCTTTCCTGCTGTGCAGCGTTCGGAGCCCAGAACTCATTGCTTCTCACCGGTTTTTGCCCGAAACCACTGCCGGGTACTGAATCAGCAGAAGCAGAATTGATCCCGTTCTTCTGAAGTCCTTTCACATCAAGGCCGTCGTACTCAGCTTCTTCCCGGGAGATCCCTCTTATTGTCGATCTGCAGTTGAAGTGCAGCGGTGGCCAGTTCGTTTCCCACCAGGGATCGGTAAACGGCAGGATCGTTCCTGTCCGGGAGGCGCAGATCTCCGTCTGTCTGCCGTCCTCGATGCCGATGAACTCAAGGGCGACAGGTTTGTCCTGCTCGAACTCGAAGGCACGTCCTGCGTTGTAGTCAGTCATAATGTTGGTCCTGTACACCGTCTCGTAATAGAACGGTTTCTCATTGCCGAACCCCGATGCCTTGAGAAACTCATCTTCCTGGATGGATTCAATGAACTCCTGCATGGAGGAGCTGGACCCTTCCAGCTGCCTCAGGTAATGTTTCCTCACCCTCTCGATCGCATCGAACTGAGCAAGACGTCCGACGGTAAAGGATCTCATCCTCATAAAATCGCTGAGTCTGTAAAACTCGTCACTGGTGAGTGTCGCTCGGTTCTTTGCAAACGCGATAGCCTCTTCGAAGGTGAGAGACTCCGGAATCGCATCTGCCATATCCTTCTTCTCAGGGGAAGCATCAACCATCCCTGCCAGGTATGCACGGATAAAGACCTCGTAGGTATTCTGATTTAACTCTTCATTCGCTTTCGGCAACCATGCATCAGAGGTGTTTAAAAGCTCGGGTTTCTGTTTAACTTCACCCAGGTAGGCAATGAGATCAGGCTTGATTGCAGCGACAACCTTGTCGCGGTACTCATCCTCGATGTCGATAAGACGAAGTATGTTGCCTGCTTCCTTCTCGATCACTGGATCAAAGTCAGGATCCGCCGTTTTTTTTTACCGATATCGGCGAACTCTTCCTCGGTATCCGGAACAGAATCCTGATCAGGCGGGATTCCCTTTCTCGGGTTCTTCCCGGCGGAGCCCATCATCTCTTCAGCCTGTGCAGCGGTAAGGTTGAACAGGATCTTCAGCTGAGCCACCCCGGAGTCTCTCGGCAGCTCCCCTGCCTCAACGCTCTTGATGATCCCGGTCGCTGCTGACACCTGGGCCCCGTTCAAGGTGACTCCTGCACCGGTGTCTGCGACTGCTGCTCCTTCCTTGTCAGGACCTTCAGGCTCCTCAGGTTCCGGGTTCTTCGCCTCGCCCGGTTCGCTCTCTTCGAAGCTCATGATCTCTCCCGGAACGACAATGGCCTTCAGGTAGGTGTCGGCTTCATCATCGGGTTCCGGTAGACGGTAGCGCGAATAGAGCATGCTTCTGCTTACCGGCACCCCGGCCTCTATGGCGGATCGTACTCTCTCCCATGAAGCCTGGTCCCCGGTATCAAGGACAACCTCAGGGGAAGGAGCATCAGGACCGAAGTTCAGTTCGATCGCCATCGCCACAAGGTTCTGAAGCGTGTATGACAATGCCCTGGCATCATTTTCGATGAACCCGTGCATGGTAGCTTCATGTACGGTTCCGAGCGCCTGTGTCCCGCTGGTCGGGTTGTTGGTAGCCAGAGACTGCCCGGTGATCGCATAGGCGATCTGTACGTCGCAGGTGTTCACCAGCCGTTCGAAGTCAGCAAGGGATCCGGACATATCGATCGTCTTGAGTTCTTTGATATTTGCAAGCGCTCCACTCGATGCAGAGGAAACATCAGCGATCATATTCGCTATCGCATCAGCTTTTTTCTGGACCTCTGCGCTGTCCCCTGACTGTTCGAAAATAGCGAGGATGGAAGGAACTGAGAACTTCTCAGTCGCAGTCACCCAGAACTGGAAGCCCATCTGTTTGAACTTGAATGCCCAGTAGGCACTCTTCAGAATACTTACTCCCTGAGGATTGTTGTGTGTGTCACCTTCATGACGGTGTATGATCCACTTGAACGGCTGATCAAGCAGCTTCTGTCCTTCCATATCCTGATAAAACAGATTCCCTTTGTCATCATACCAGTACTGATTGATGTTGTGACCCTTCAGATAATCGATCACCCAGCGCCCCTTCACCCGCTTCCAGATGATCTCAAAGGGGCGGTGTCCGTATTTGAGCGCATCGGTAAGCAAGAGCCACCCCCACTTGCGAAGGCTTTTTTCCCTGACAGCCCACTCCATATAAGCATCGACTGCCTTGTTCTCGGTCTTGGGTATCTCCACCGGGAGGTTCATCGTATCGTTGCGTCTGCCATAGAACAGGCTGCTTACCCGTCCGTCGGTGAGCATCTCGTCATACAGTGTGACCGCATCTCCGGTGCGCGACATGATCTCATCAGGAGACGGCATGAAGTTGAGAAAGCTGGTGAAGTCTTTAATGAATTCTATGTTAAGGTTGTTCTTAAGGTTTTCCGTCTTAGCCATGTATGTACCTCCGCATGAGTTCTTTCACTCTGCTTTTCTTTCTTGCTGCAGCAGCTCCTGCAGGAGAGCTCACTCCCCCGCTGGCCTGAACTGCATAATAGATCGCATCCGGCAAGCCGTCATTGACCCCCTTGGTGGGGAATGCCTGCAGCCTTTCCATCTCCTCGGACCCCTTCATAGTCTGGTTGAACCGCATGATCCCGGCTTCCACGTATGGCTGGTACTGCATCACCCGGCTCTTCTTGCTTCCGCTGCCAGGCTTCACGCCTATCACGGGAAGCATCACACCACGCTCGAGGGCAGCTTCCAGGATGAACTCCCGGTAGATCTTCTGGAAGGCAACGTCTTCGAAGGCGATCACCTGAGGATGCCAGATCAGGTACATGTCGATCAGCCGATCGACGAACTCTCTTCTGGTGCCATACGGCTTGCTCCACCATGCGATGATATCGCGGGTCTTGCGAACCTGGTCGAAGGCGCACACCGCGATCGCCGCATCATCAGAGCCGGTCGCGTTCGGGTCCACCCCCATCGTGACATACCTGGTAGGCAGGTTCACATCGATCATGTTGAAATACTGGAACCACCCCGCGTCGAAGATCCTTCCTTCCAGGTTCACCGTGAGTGAGTTGTACTCGACGTCGAACGTTTCGCTGCCGATATCGTTCCGCTTGCGCGCAAGATCCTCTCTACTCCATCTGGCTTCCCATATGGGAGATCCGTCTTCCAGCTGTGCGCTGAAACGCAGGGCAAGGAATCCTTCAAGTTTCTCCTCGAGCACTTCTCCCTGGATCAGAGTGACGGGGTCGTGCTCGTTGAAGTGCGTATTCACCATGACGATGAAGGAATCCTTTCCGAGGTTGAAGGCAACACGCTTGATCCAGGCATAGGCCTTCGCACACTGGTCAGCACTGTCGGCCTCTGAGTCCTTCAGCAGGTCGTCAATGATGATCAGATCCGGTCTTGTTTCGTGATGTCTCAGGCCGCGTGCTGAGGATCCTTTACCTTTGGTCGTAATCGCCACTCCGTTCTTGAGAACGATCTTATTCGCCTTCCAGTGTTCTCCCTTCATGTCGCCGAAGTCTTCGATGATGAGTTCGTTGCTCTCAAGCTCCCAGGTGATATTCTCGAGGAACCCGACGGCTGAGTCGTCGGTCGCTCCGAAGATCGCGATGAACTTCGACTTCTGGTACAAAGCGCTCCACAGCGGATAGGCAAGGGTCATCCTCACTGATTTACCGTGATCGCGAGGTTCCATGTCGATGATACCCCTGAGCTTACGGATCGGCGTGATGTACTTATGAAACTGTGACCGTGTCCACCTCCTGAAGGTTTCAGCAACCTTCGGCGACACTTCCCGTTCATTGATGACGGTATAGATCTCTTTCTGATAGGGGGCAGCTGCGCTGGTGAAGTAGTGGCCGAGGTAGGTCCTGCAGAAGAACTCATAGTCTTCTCCGGCTTTCTCTCTCCTCCTGGTCCGTTCTTCAGCTGCAGGATCCTTTCTCCCGGCAAGATCCTTAATGAGGCTGCTCATACCGGAGCCTCCATGACAGAGACGATCGATGTGAGTTTATCCAGCAGATCCGGCTGCTGTTCAAGTTCTTCCCTGAGCTGCCTGAGTATGTCCTGTTTTGCTGAGTTGTATCCGTTCTGAAAGTTCAGGCGCTGTTTGCTGATCCGTACCTGTGCAGATGACAGCCGGTTGATCGCCAGGATCAGTTCGTTCGGATTCTCGAAGTCGATATCATCGATCGACTGGACGAAGTCGAACACATGCTTGGTGAGGAGACTGGTAGTGAGTTCGACGACATCGGTGTTCGGGTTGTCCCGGACAGTGTCGATGAGAACGCGAGCTTCCTCTGCTGCTTTGCGGTAGGTGGAAGCAACGCTCTTCGTGCTCTTGATCGTCCGCCTGATACTCTCCCGGGAAATATCGACTCCCTCTTCCCTGAGGGCTTTCTCGATGTCTTTGATAGTGAGCTTGTCCTGTTCATACATGACGATAATCCGCTCGACAAGACCGGCAAGATCAGCTTTGCTTCTTCTGCTCATCACACTCCCCTTTCGACGAACACCCCTTTATCTGAGGTGGTTCCTTCGGTAAGGTCGATACCTTGGCTGGTTGCCCGGTAGAACTTTACCTTGTCGTAAGGCTTAGCGGGGTGATCGTGTTCTTCCCGGTCGAGATATCCCCGATCCACCAGGTACTCAAGAGCCCGGATGATGTCGCAGTGCTTGTAGTATTCGTACTTGATCTGCACGATGGACAGTTCCTCGACCC